ACCCGCAGATTAAAAGTCTGCTGCTCTACCAGCTGAGCTATAGGAACGTACCCCTGGCTGGGATCGAACCAGCGACCTACAGATTAGAAGTCTGTTGCTCTTCCGCTGAGCTACAAAGGTGTGTGCCAAGTAGGACTTGAACCTACGATTACCGAATTATGAGTTCGGGGCTTTAACCAACTAAGCTACTGGCACTAGTTAGTATATTATATCCGTAATGCGCCTGCCAGTCAATAGCATCTTGGTGATCATTTAAAAGTGGTTGTCCTTTTATATTTAAACTAGTATTTAATAAAACAGGAACTCCAGTTTGTAAATAAAATTTATTAAGAACTCTATATAGTCCAGGGTGCTGTTCTCGTGTAACGGTTTGCACTCTTGATGTGCCATCCTCATGCACAACAGATGGTATTTTATCTGGCTGTAGACATTTAACTGTATACTGCATATATGGGCTTTCAAAATTCATATCAAACCAACTTGAAGCATGTTCTGCCATTACTACTGGTGCAAATGGCCTAAACTGCTCTCTTTGCTTAATTAAATTAACTTTATTTTTTATGTTAGGATCTCTTGGGTCTGCCAATATAGATCTATTTCCTAAAGCTCTGGGACCATACTCTGCTCTTCCTGTAGCAACTGCAACGATTCCGTCTTTTAGAATTCCATTTACAATGCTATCAATTGGATACACTCCACCCATATCGTGTCCAAGGTAGGGTGTCTTCCAATTAATATGCTTTCCATAAAGTGCAGCTGCTGCACCTAAAGATGATCCAGCATCTCCTGGGTTTGGCATAATCCAGACCTGATCAAATATTTTCCAAAGCAATGTATTTGCTGATGAGTTGAGTGCACATCCACCCATAAATACTAAGTTATTCTTTCCAGTTAAACTTTTTGCCATACGCATAAACTGGTTTAATCTTTGTTCGTATACCATTTGAACTGCTGCTGCTATATCAAACCTATCCTGCTCTGTAATCTCCATGCCCCAGTCATTAATTCCTTTATGAAAGTTATACTTTTGTTGATCATACTGTGGGAAATATTCGTCAACCTCTTTGTAATATCTTTTCCAATCTCCATAAGCAGCCATACCCATCATAATATACTCTTCTTGGTTTGGCATTAGTCCAATTAGTTGTGTAAAAGCAGAATAAAATAAACCAAAGCTAACTGGATAGTTTTGCTTATACTTAAGCTTAATCTTTTCGCCTTCTCCCACCCATATTGTTGAAGTATTCCATTCGCCAATTGCATCTAGAACAACTATTGCAGCATCATTAAATTTGCTGGTGTAGTACCCAGCGCAAGCATGGGAGTAGTGATGTTTAAAATAGTGTACTGGAACATCTATAGGGAAGTTTGGTTTCCAATCAGATGCCCCACCCTTTAACATGATTCTAGATCTTTTTAGCATTGGCTTTTCATAATATGCAATTGCATTTGGGGTACCATAATTTAAAGCATCTAGTATAATATCTTTATTATTGTACCAATCATTTTTTTGCTTACTGTACCTTTCTGCATGTCCCGCAAAAAGTATCTCTCCATCTTTTATAAGAGACACAGAAGCGTCATGAGATGTTTCGTTTATTCCAAGGATTATCATTAGTATGTAAACCTATCCTTATTCCTTTTATTTAAGATTATCCTTTTTATTTTATTAGCGTGGTACTTTATTAAAAATGATAGGTATTTCATTACTGTTGTTCTCCATCAATTTCATTCTCTCCCTTTTCCCACCCATCAATCTTACGGGCATTTATAAAGGACAAGCCATACTTTACAGCAGATGCTGAGTCTTCTTCTTGCCATCCAGTAATGTGAGCCCACTTTCTATTTATTCCATCAAGCTGCTCTTTTGTGGCAACATTTAAAACCTTATCATCTTCATTTATGTAATGAAAAAATGCCATCTTTAAAAACTGACCCTCTTCAAATTTTGTTTCCATTCTCCAGTGATCTTGGTCTCTTACGTTAACAGTTAGAGCACTATTGTCTTTAAGTGAGTACGGTATTCCTTCTACGTAAACATCCCAATCAACATTAGATTCTATTTGACACAGTAGACTTGCGGTAAATGGAGCTTGATCTTTATGCGGTCCAAGTCGTGGCTCACCGTATTCATTATTGTATTCAACAAAACTGTAGTACCAAAACTTAAACTCTTTGCCGTCGTGGTTTAAAAACTTTTTAGCTAGCTCTGCCGCTTTTATAGTTAAAGATTCTGGAAGAAGGTCTAAACTGTTCCTATCGTAATCCAGTCTAGTTCTTCCTAGAAAGTCCTGCACCTCTTTAGTGTCATCTCTTCTCTCGTTAGCTAATAAAATGTCCCGTATTTCTTCTTCTGAAAAAACATTATATATTATTTTATTCTCCATTTGTTTCTCCAATCATTATTTTTTGTACAATTTTTTGAGTATAATCAGAAAAATGTTTTCTTACTGAGCCGCTAGGCCTTGACCCAATAGACTCCCAAATTCTTTTATACTCTAAAACATTTGCAAAGGTGGTTGGACAGAGCATAACCCCTTCGTATTCTCTTAGTAAGGTCGGTAGTGGCACATGCTTAGTACAGCATAGACACTGTTTTGCTTGCTCTTGATAGTTTATCATATTATTTCCATTCCACTCAGTGCATCAGAAAGATCCCTTGGCATTGCAGAGGGTGCCCTAATTAAGTTAGGACTATCTGCAGACAAGGACTCTCTGTATTGTTTTTTAACGGATGAGTAATCATGTACCTCAATATCACCAAATGCTGCTCTAGTTAAACTGATTGCATTATAAATAGATCCACAAACTGCATCTGCTAAATCCTTAGACCCTTTTCTAGGGTGGTCAACCTTATCTCTCATAATTCTCAACTCCAACAATTCATCAACTAAGAGGGGTATATGTGGTCCACTTAATCTTTCTTCTAATACAACCATAGCCATATCGTCATAATGTTTTTTGGCTACAGACAAAGTTTCTGTGTTAATTCCATACTGTTTTAGCTGTTGCATCATGTCATGAGAGTTCCATCGGTCAAATGTACATATTCTTATATTAAAACCCCTCGATCTTAAAGACAATATATAGTCTCTAACTTCACCAAAGTCAACGGACTTGTCTGAAGTAGGGGTCCAGTACATTACAGCATCTACTTTAATAATTGGTGCGGGCTGAGAGTATGTATCAGTAACTTTAACGCTAACAAACTTTTCAATATGAGCCATAGACACAGCGCAATGGTCATGTTTTTGAGCTAAGTCAACATGTATAAAATACTCTGTGTCATCTTTTGGCACAAACCACTCTTCAAATCTTCCAAATCCATCAACAGCTACTGAAAGGTCATTAAAAGCCATCTCAATTTTTTCACGTGACTTAAAAAAAGCATCTATTGCTTCTGGTGGCATGCATGCAAATCTTCCTAGCGCATCTGTAATATCTCTATAAAAAGCAATCTTAAAATCTTCAATGCTTCTGGTTGGATTTACTTCCCATGTAGGCCTACGAATTGCATAAACTCTAGGATATTTATATGAAATAATTTGATCTTCATCCCAAAATATTTCAAACTCGTTGCCTACCATGTTGTCTGGTAATTCTGGATCTAATTTAAACTTATGAGATCTAGATATAATTTCTTTTTCAGAAATAATATCATCATATCTTTGTTGTATATAGTCATTCTTAAATCTTGGAAAAGAAAGAAGAATTACCTTTCCATAATCTGGGAAACGAGAATCAACGGATGCCCTGTACATGTCATATATTCCACTAGCAGTCTTTGCCTGATCGTGTCCGCTTGTGCTGTCTAAGGCAAAGCCAGAAATTTCATCGAGCACAGCAACAAGAACGTTATAGCCTTCAAACGCTTCTCTTTCTGAGTGTCCAGAGTATACTGTTACATTCTTATCAAATTTAATTTCAGATGCCTTCTCGAAGTATCTGCCAGCAAACCATGGTGAGTGTGTTACTCTATTTTTAAATCCTTTAAAGAAAACGTTGTTCGCCTGCTGAGCGTTAATAGCAATGTTAATAATATCTATAGAGTCTCCAGGAGGTTTTCCATAATAAGATGCTGGATCCTTTAAGCACAATAGCAAATAAACTATATAGGCAACAGATATGGTTGAGCAGTAATCTTTACCACTACCCTTACCTAATTGTGCAACCACCTCATTACAAGTTTGTCTATATCTTAAAGAGCCTTCATTATCACCGAAAAGCTTTACTAGGGTTGACTCTTTATATATCTGAGATGATTTTTCTATAAGGGTATACTGATGTTCAGATAATCCTGGCAGCCCTAAATAGTTTTTGTCTGTTACAAAAGTTCTTAGGTCGACTGGCCTTTCATCAAACTCTTCACCATCCAAAATGTCGATGAGGTCATTAAAATCAAACTCCACTGACTTCCTCGATTATCTCTATTGGCTCAACAATTCCAGTAATTTGAGATAGGCGTTTGGCTACTTCCATCTTACACTTTGGGCATGATGCAGTTACTTCTTTTAATATTCTTACTAATACTTCTTGCTTTCTTTCTGACTCTGCAATTTGACCCGCAAGTTCTGCGTTGTCAAGCAAACCAACTTCCTGCAGCATCCCAATTCTTTTTCCTTCAATATCGGCAATTAGCTTTAGCGCTCCAGATTTAACGCTGAGCTGTCCAGATTGATCTGCATCCTCGACTGTTTTCCAAGCCTCTTTAATAAGCATTGCGTAGTGTTGGTCTGCTCCAGAGATAGCCTCCTTAGCACGTTCACGGGCTGATGTGTCGTTGTGCACAACGTTCTTCCACTCATCTATCAGCCCAACAACCTCTGCCCTCTTAAGGCCTGTCAGGGTGGCAATTTGGGTAGGGTTATTTCCTCTAAGTAGTTCTTCAACTACCTTATTCATTCGATCAAAATGATCTGCTAATTCAATTTCCATATGACTTTATTATACTTCTAGTCGACTGAAATAGCAAATTCCTTAGCAACCTTTAATAATATAAGGTACCCAATAAGGTCATCAATATCATTATCTCCTGGATACTCTTCACCTTTAATTAGTCTATTTAGCTTATCATCAATTCTAACGTACAGCTGCTCCTTTGGTCCCGCCTTTGAAAATATACGAACTGGATCTAGGGCTGAATTTCCATACGATATATTCTTTTTAATTAGCATGTGAGCTATATCAAGGCAGGTTGTTAAAATTTCGTGCCCTGCTTCAGTTCCAACTGTAAGCAAATAAAGGTCGTCATATTTAAATACTTTTGAATCTTCAAAAACTGGTGATGGGTTCATTTAATTAAACCTTTTTCTTTTAGGGCTCTATATATGGTCATAACAGTTACGCCACATTCGCTAGCAATTTCTTCCATACTTTTTCTTTGGATGACATATCTTCTATGTAGCCAGTCTTTATTCTTGTACAATTTCACCTCTTTGTCAACACTTCATTTGCGTAATGGGCAATACCAAAACTATCTGCTACGTCAAAATCAACTACATTTAATCCATACTTTTTATTAAAGTAATCTGCGGTTCGTTGCTTTCTCATGTTACGCAATTTGTTTTTGTACCATGAGTCTGCGTATCCTGGATTCAATAACCTTATTGCTTCCTTCTCATCTTTGGTTGGGTTCTTATTTCCGATGTGAGCCTGCCAGGAGCTAGGAGATATGGTAATGACGGAAGCCCCAGTCGACATCAGCTCAGCAATAACAACACCGTAAACATAAGACAATTTTATCACAGCATCTGGTGATCTGACAAGTATGGCTCCTTCAACTGCTATGTAATCTGACTTAAGCTCATCAAGCATTAAGGATGTCTTTACTTTAGCGTCATATATTTTTTCGTATATATCATTGCCCAGGATATTTATCTTGCCCCACTTTATGGGCTTGTTGTTTTCTAGAAGACAGAAAGCAATAGAGCTTGTAGAGGCATCTATGCCTAAAACTCTATACGCTTTTGTTTTTACTAGATTAGCTAATGTCATTAATCATTCCAATAATTTTCTTTTTATTTTCAATTGATTTATTTTTTTCACACTTAGAGCATATATTTAATGAATTGTATCTACTTAAAACAATATTACATTTAGAGCAAGTTCTTTTTGCGCCATTTCTAATTGCTTTTTTTTCGTAATACTTTTCCATAATTTTTTTATTTGTTGCAACCCTGCAGCATTCATCAGAACAGTACTTTTGATTATGAGTTTTTTGATTAAAGTCTTTTAGGCATGAGGAGTTAAGACATATCATAAAACTGGCACCTGAAATCTTTCAATTTGAACGGTTCCCACTGGAGTTTCTTTTGAATAACATTCTTTTTTAATTGGGCAGTAGGTGCAAGGCATCTTTGATTTTGTAGCTCCAGCTGGTCTCATTGGTAGATCTCCATCTTTAAAATTATCCCAGACTTCCTGCATCCAAAGAAAAGTGTCTTCGATTATCTTTGTGTTCTTTTCATTCATAGATACTGGAATTACTAGGATCTCCTGGGTATTTTTGTTTTCGTATAAAAAGAAACCTTCTTTTGCATTTTTTAATTTCATATAAGTTAATAGCTGCAACATGTGGTTTGGTGAAGACTTCATCTCGGACTGTCTGGTATCCCAAACCTCCTGCTTTGCCGTTTTAATTTCACCAATAACGGTCTCTCCGTCATACTCCATAATTAAATCTATGAAACCTCTAATTGGAGGGTATTCATTTATAATCTCCTCTTCTTCAGCTTTCCATTGAGGCATAGTCTTAATTAAATTTTGAAGTCTTTCATGTGCTTGAGTACCCTGAGCCATGTTTGCAACTGCAATTGCGTCGTTGTTATCTATAAACATTGCACCAGAGAAGGCCATGTACCAGTATCTTGGGCATGTTCCGTGTCCGTATCCTAATGAGCTTGGGCTAAATGATTTTTTTGTCATGTCACCATCTGCACGTTTGGTATTACGATATGACTCATCAAGCAATTCCGCAAAGAGGTCTGGGTCAAAATGCTTCATGGTATGCTTTTTGAACTTAAGGTTTCTTACTATATCTCTACCCATTTATGAATTATACCTAACGACATACTTAAGTGCATCTACAAGTTTGTCTATGGACTCCTTTACTGAATAGTAAACGTTCTTTTTATTATTGTTAACTGTACCAGCCTTATCTTTTGCTATTGTTGAATAAAAAGAAGACATGACTGCAAACTTTGTGGACATAGCCTGAAGCTCCATTATAAGTAGAGGAGCCTTTGCTGAAGGTACATCTGGATTCATAAGTAGCTTTACTACAATAGACAGAGCTTTATCCAGATGCTCATCTTTCATAAACTCATGAAGATCATTAAATTCAGTTATAGAGCTAATCAGCTGAAGAGTATTATTGTCCTCTGTCATTCTTAATCCTCTTATCCCACTTGTCCATAAGCAATCCCATTGCGTAACCAAATAGGAATCCTACTGCAACACCAAATGCAAAAGACATCATTAAAATGGAACCTCGGCATATGTCTTGTATGAAGGAAAGTCACTTGAAGGCTTATCTTTAGCCAAGCTATAGGTTGTAACGGAAATGGAATCGGCATTAATCTCATAGGAGCTTCTCTTAATACCTTCTTTATCTGTCCAATTCTCTTCATATATCTTTCCAACTATTGTTACTTCCATACCCTTCCGAATAACCGACTTTGATTGTTCTGCTAGGGTGCGCCAAGCCTTGACTGTCCACCAGGAGGTGTTTTTATCTTCCCATGCGCCAGTGGTATCATTTTTTACACGATCATTTGTAGCAACTCTAAAGCGAAGACCGTTTGTTCCAACAGTCTCTGGGTCACTTCCAACTCGACCTACAATTGTAATTGTTGGGTTAGCCATACTTACTCCTTTTATATATGCTTGAAGCTATTTGCTACAAGCTAACTTCTCTTCCATCTATATAGAATATTTTATCATTATCAATAAATAATGGCAATAGGTGTGGGAATTTACCACTATCTTTTCCATCTATAACAATCCTTCTAGACGTTTCTCCATCATTAACAAAGGATAGAACTTTTTCTTTTTCTTTTTGAAGCCAATTTTCTATTCCATGTTTAGCAGATCCTTCGTGCCATTCAGAAGACCCAACGTACTGCTTGCATGCAAAAACTCTTATAAATATTTTATTACTACCAGCATTAGCAGCTCTTGCACTGTGCCAGTAAGGCCTTCCAGATGGAAACACCGTTATGTCTCCCATCTTAGGCTTGTAGGTTGTCATTGACTTTTGATTTTCGCTAATAAAATCAACTTCTCCTCCAGCGTAATCATCATTTAAATAAAATGTATAGGTAACAATTTGCTTTGGGCCTGGCCAAGTATGTCTTTGCTCATGCCAATCAGTATGGATGTCTATTGTAAACTCTGAATCGTTATTAATTCTATGCTGTAAAACTTCAATATCTGAAAAGGCCATTCCATAAATTCCATTGTCTAAAGAAAAATCTCTTCCTGCATATTCAGGCCAGCTATTTTTTTCATAACTAGAAAAATAATCTTTGTGAGCTTTAGAAATTCCATCTAGAATTAACTTTCTAACTAGAACTTGTTTTTTACCTACATCAGATAGATCCTTATCTATATTATTACTAAAAAATGTTTTCTTCCCATAGTTATACCATGTAGACCAAGATTTAATTATAGTTCCGTCATCTTTTTCAACTGGGTCTGGGCCATGATAGTCTATGTATGATGAGTCTTCTGGAAGGGCAAAATCTTTACCAGACACATCATCTTCTGATTCTAAGATTGTATTTCTAATTAAGTTTACTTCTTCTTCAGAAAAGATATCCCTATACAAAACAACCTTATCGTATACCTCTTTCTTTATCATTCTTCCCCCTTTTGATTATTAACTAAATCTTCAAGCGTAGCCCATTCAATAATAGCTAATCTAACTTTTGATTCCTTGCCTATAATTAGCTTAAGGGCTGGAAACATATTTCTATCAACTCTAAAAGTATCAGTACATATCTTTGACCACACATCTTTGTTCAAGGTGAAAGAGGATCCAGCTTCCTTATAGTCTACCAGGAAACCATTCCATTTTGCATCTCCCTTTTGGTAATCACCACGTCCGCTATTTTTTTGTGCCTTGGCACCATCTCTTTTAACTTCAGATCTTTCTGACATTAAATATCCATTCCAACTTCTATTTCCTTGATTCCAACATTTAAAAACTGAAATCCTTTATCTATAAACTTTTTCTCATCTGGATTGCCTACAGAATGTTCATTTGAAAAAAAATCTTTATCCTTATTACTATCCACTGAATCGTCATTATAATTTATAAATATTCTTGAGAAGTATCTATCGTTTAAATAGAATGGCTTTACTGCGTGAAAAAATGGACTAGCAGACGGCATGACAACCGCATCTCCAGCAACTGGCTTATACCTATAGCTTACATTTAAATCTTTATTATAGGCGCATATTTCTCCACCATCATAGTTATCGTTTAGGTAAAAGTTTACAGTTACTATATTTTTTTGACTTTTAAATACACCGTCAACATCAAACTCGTCTACATGATAATCCATCAAGAAATCTGAATCCCAATCTCTATCCTGTGAATGCGAAAGCTTATATTTAAAAAAATCTATGTTATGATTATTTAAATTTACTCTTCCCCAGTCTTTTATAAAACCTGGCCAGATCCCATTTTCTTTTGAGTAATCACTCATATAATCTTTAGATATATAGTCAAAGGCGTCGACCATTTCTTTTAGATACTTGTATTCGTCTAGATCTGATTTTGCAATTTCATCAAAATTTATTGAAGATCTCCACCCGTTTTCATACCAATCTTTCCAATCAGCATCTAATATTTTTTTGTTGTTAGAGTTTAAGAAATCTATAAGTGGGCTGCTGCTATTAAATATATTTTTGTAAACTACAATTTGAGGAGATATGACAATTTTTTCTATCATAGATTAACCTTCACCTCATTCTTATGTTTGTTCTTACATTCCCAGGTCATGGTGAATAAGTCTTTATTCCAAGTATAGCTAGTTGAGTTTTCTTCACACTTTGAACATGGCTTAGGACTGTTTACTATTTCTATTCCTTCAGAGATATTCTCTTTATTACTATTAAAAAATTCATTAATATCTGGCATTAATTTCACCAATTAACTGCTCAACAACTTCTGGATTTTCTTTAAGGTAAGATACTGCTTTTGCACGTCCCTGGAATCTCTCCTTGTTAATAGTATACCAGGCCCCACCCTTTTCTATTATTCCACACATTTCTGCAACATCTAAAGTTTCACCAACGCTATCTACACCAAGAACTTCCCCTTGGTAGTAGAAGTCGTACTGTCCCGATAGATTTGGGGGGCCAAGTTTGTTGTAATCAACAATCCAGTTAACTGGCCTGCCAACTCTTTGTTCAATGATTTTGTCGCCAACTTTAATGCCAGCCTTAATAGCATTCGCCTCAGCTTCAGACGACCAAAGCTTAATGACTGTGGAAGAGAAGAACTTGACAGCCATGCCACCTGTGGGGATGTGACTAGCATGCATAGATCCAAACTGATTTCGTTGCTGTGAGATGAGAACAAGTAGTGTGTTTTTGTTTGCATAATTTAACATCTTGACTGCGTGGGTCATATCCTTTGCTTCAGCGCCGATTTGCTTTGTATCTTGCAAATCTTTCATTTCATTTCCATCTTTTTCAAAATAAATAGCAGGAAGTAATGCTGAGATTGAGTCTACTACAATTAGATCAACACCTGCATCCATTAGCTTAGTTGCAACATCAACCATATCATTGATAGTTTTTGCTGGAGAATATATAAGAGAGGATGAATCTACTCCTAACTGCTCGGCCCAAGACTGATCATAAGATGCCTCTGCATCAATCCAAGCACATGTCTTTCCTTCTTTTTGTGCAAGAGCAATCATTTGTAGGCAAAAAGAAGACTTACCAGCAGACTTATTTCCCCATACAAGAGCTTGTCTGCCATATCCTAGACCTCCACGCAATGCAAAGTTTAATCCGATGCTTGGAGTTAATTGCTTTTCAATCTTAACATCTTGAGCAGACTGTACACGTGCTCTTGTTTTGGGATCCAGCTTTGATAAAATATTTTCAATTTCTGTAATAGGGATCATTGTAGTCTATATCTCCAACTCTTGTATCAGACCTAGTACACTGAAAGCCTATTAGGTGGTCTGGATAAGGCTTTTCGTCCATGTATCCAAGTTCAAAAAAGAACATATCTTTTGTTCTATCGTAAGTAACTCTTGCCATACTTCCGTTTTTAGTTATAAAATCATTTGGAAAAACCTGTTCTTCTGTTAGCAACTCATCTAAAATTAATCTAGGCACCCCAAGCTTTCCGTTGTGTTTAAGTATTGCTACTAAAATACTGGTTGCTCTCATTGCATCAAAGGTGTCAATGATTCTTTTTGGTGGCTGATGCCCAACAAATTTTAGCTCTTCCGATGAATCCATACTCAGTATATTCTTCCAGTCAGTTTAATTTCTGGCTCAGAATCTTCTTCCTTAATTTCATCATCTTGCATTTTAAATGTAAATGACATATCTACATTGTCATAATCAACAGACAGCTGTCTGTCTTCAGAATTAATTTCCAAGAATTTACTTGTAGGTATTGTTATACTACCTATTTGATTTAGAACTGCAATTAATATTTTAGTTGCGTTCATTGATTTAAATATTTCTTCATTTTCATTTGTCATTTTACATCCTTAACCATAAGTGTTCCATCTTCTAAAGTCTTTAGAACTGGTTCGCATATCATTCCCTCTCGCATTTTTGCCAGGGAAAGCGGGTACATGCTTGAGAAAACAATTGCTCTGTTTAAATTTTTGTCTTTGTCTGACATAACTAGGTGTGCCATAGTTTTGCCAGTTTTTGTCTTGTATGGTGTATAGCTTATCACAATTCTTTGATCTTCGTCAATAGGGTATGATTTTGCATACAAGTATTTTACAAAAGCATCTTCTGAGTCTTTATTTATTAAATCAACCTCTACGTATCTAGATATTCTATTATCACCAACAAGTACAAAGTACATCTTATTTGTTTCTATTTTTGTTTGCTCTACGTCAAACAACCCAACCGAACCACTTTCATCAACAATTTCTATTCTTGACCACCCATTGCCACGCTTTATAGATTTTGCCATTCCAAACATAACAAATGATCCTAGCTCTTCAAACTCGTCAATAGGTCTAGCCTGTGCCTTAATTTTTGGGTCTAGGTTAGATAGGTTGAATGAAGGAATTCCTAAAAATTCGTAATAAGACTCGGCTTCTTTACCGCTTCTAGCGTTATCATCAAAAGCAGCACCCCCAATAGCGTTAAGAGAAGCAATGGCCCTAGAATTAATACCGCTACCCTTCTTGGATGCCTTCTCAACGAGGTCTTTATAATTTTCATATGGTCTCTTTTCTATAATCTTGTTTGCAATGCTATCTGAAATAAATTTAATTTCTGCCAACCCAAACCTAATTGAATCTTTTTGTAGTGAAAAGTTTACATCAGATTCATTTACGTGGGGAAGCTTTACCTTAATTCCCAGCCTCTTTGCTTCAATCAGATAGCCCGTTCTGGCGTCTTTGTCTCCTTCGTTTTTGAGGATCGAGAATAAAAATTCCAAAGGATAATAGCACTTAAGCCAAGCGGTATAATAAGAAAGCATAGAATAAGCGACAGCGTGACTACGATTGAATGAGTATCCAGCGTGAGCTTCGAATGTTTTCCAGAGGTTGTCTGCTTCTTCTGCGCTGATATGCTTTTTAGCACCCTGAATAAATTTATCTTTGAATGGACTGAGTTCTTTTGCATCTTGCTTCTTACCAATGACCTTTCTAACTTTGTCAGCCTCTGACCAAGTCATTCCGCCCAGGTGTACGCATGCTTGCATAACCTGCTCTTGATATATAATAACTCCGTATGTGTTTTCGGTAAAGGGCTTCATGATTGGATGAATATAGTTAACTGCTTCATTACCGTGCTTGCGTTTAATATAAGATGCGCCAACTGTATTCATTGCGCCAGGTCTAACCAAAGCATTAGATGCAGCCAGGTCTTCAAATTTATCAACACGCATTTTTATAAGTAAGTTTGTATACGGTGTTGCTTCTGCTTGAAATATTCCTTTTGTGTACCCATCGTTAAAAATCTTATACACATTTTCATCATCTAAAGCAATGTCGTAAAGATTAATCTGCTTTCCAGTTCTATCTTTAATTGATTTTAAAGTGTCAGAGATCACAGATAAAGTCTTAAGACCTAGGGCATCTAGCTTAATAAGACCTATATCTGCAACCGTATCCATATCGTATGCCACGACTGGAATTCTTCCAGAGACTTCATCATTTGCATCGGCCCTAGACTCTATTGGTGCGTACTTTCTTAAATCATCTTTTGCTACCACAACACCTGCTGCATGGACTCCAACACTTCGAATCTTTCCACGAAGTCTTTCTGCAAGCCAAGTTACTTCTGGGTACTTTGCTCTAAACTCTTTTGTATTAGGAGAATCCATAAAATCTTCAAACGTATCAATTGATTTCATGGCACGATTAACATCTGAAAGTGGCACCATAAATACTCTAGCAGCATCTCTAATAACACCCTTATCTTTAAAGTAAGTGAATGTAGAAATTGATGCAACGTGCTTAAACTTTTTCTTCAAGTAATCCTTGACCTCTTTGCGACGGCGGTCTTCAAAGTCGGTGTCAATATCTGGGAAGTCATTACGTTCTGGATTGATAAATCGGAAGAACAGTAGATCATATTTAATTGGGTCCACATCTGTAATTCCAAGGGCATAGCAAACTAGTGAGCCAGCTGCAGATCCACGACCTGGACCAACCATAATGTTATTTGATTTAGCCCAGGTAATCATGTCTGCTACAACTAGGAAATATGAGGCAAATGCCTTATCTTTAATTATAGATAACTCTTCTGCAATTCTATCTAAGTAGACCTGATCTTTGTCCAGAGATAGTCTTTTAAGGCCTTCTAAGGCCATATCAGACAGTTTCTTGTCAGCATTGGTCTTTGGGATAGGTAGCAGATCTAACCCCTCATGGAAGTCATACTCTTCAATCTTGTCAGCAATTTCCATTGTATTATCATATATATCTGTACGAGTAATTCCTGTCTTATTAAAGTCCGCCTCAATTTCAGACCTACTTTGAATAAATAGATTATAGTCTTGGAATGATATTCGGCGGTCTGGATACAAGTAATTAAATCTATCCAGCATGTCTGGCATTTGTCTAGACATTTCAAAGTCTGCATCTTTATCTGACTTAGGAGATGTTGATAGAATAAGCATTGCTTCCTCTAGTACTCTATCTTCTTCTTTGGCAAAGTGAGCATCTCCTGTTGCTACCGCCTTAATTTTAAGTTCATCTGCAAGCTCAAGGAGCTTAGAATTTATTTCCTTCGGATTATGAGACTGAACCTCCACATAAAAATCTTCTTGAAAAGCTTGCTTAAAATCTTTGAGTATAAGCTTTGCTTCTGAAAACTCACCCTTTTCGATGCATTTACTAATAAGACCATTAAGGCATCCGCTAAGTACAATAATACCTTCTGCATATTCTTTTAACACCTCTCTATCAATTCTTGGCTTATGGTAAAAGCCTTCTGTCCAAGCAAGCTCTTGCAGTGTGTTTATATTTTCTAAGCCTTTTTTATTTTTAGCTAAAAGAATAATATGATTGTAAGCCTGAATAGACTTGTCAGTCTTTGAAGATCTATCAAATCTATCTGTAGGTGAAATATATGCTTCTACTCCTAGGATAGGCTTAACTCCATGTTCTTTGCATGCAATCTGCATTTCACGGTGAGAAGACAATGTTCCATGGTCAGTAATTGCTAATGAAGTCTGGCCTGCTTCTTTTGCAGCCTTTACAAGTTCGGCAGGAGAATTAAGCCCATCCATTAATGAATAGAAAGAATGCACATGTAAATGTGTGAAGTTCAACTTAATTCTCCGCCTATACTCTCTGTTACCAGTCTACACTGCTACTTGTTGAAGATGATTCTTTTGATTCTGAATTTGCATCTCCATTATAAAACGCTTCCTGCTCGTCATATGGTACATGTCGAACTGCTGACTTTTCAAGATCAAACAATTCAATTCCAGAAACATCAAAAGGTGTCTCATCTTTTGCCAATGGGATTATTGTGTAGCTTGTGTCTGTCTTTGTTCCAGTACGCTTTATGCGCCACATTAGATTTGTGATACTTCCAATTTCACCAGCGTACTCAATTAGTGTTGGAGTAATTGCCTTACCGCTTGTTCCTTGAGAAAGAATTGCTACGTAAGGAGCTTCTTTACCGTCATCAACTAAAACATTAATGTACAGTCTTGCTCTAGCCTTCCAGCCAGCCTTTGGGTCCTTGCGGTGCTGTTCGTTTGCCCAGTCACGTCCTTCTAGCTCCATTGTATCTAAAGCTTTTCTGCGGTAGTCTTTTGGGTTGGTGTGCTCAAGGGCAATAAATCCACAACCAAATTTTTCGTTATAGTGCGGTGAGTCTGGATCAAGCTCTTGCAAGAAACGAATCTTTACGCTTTCACCATCTTCAATTTTAAACCAACGACCTTTGTTGTCATCACTTGCTGTATACGTAGGCTTATCTAATGCCTTATTTAAGTCTTTTAGACCTTTTACTATACTCATTTGTATTCTCCTTTTATATTGACGATATATATTCGCCTGTTTATTTTTCTTGAATCCCAGATATATATTCAAAATTAGATATGGCATTTGTTATGCAAGATTTAATATCTTCATCAGACATATCACCAGCATCTTTTACACCCTCTGGATATATTCTACCATAAGAGTGCGATGCCCACAAGATGTTTTTGCTACTTAGTTTATATGCAATAGTTGAGCCTAGATCTCTTCCCGCCTTATCTGAATCAGTCATAATAATAACTGTATTAAAGTATCTATTTAATAGGCTAAGGTTTTGTCCAGATATATGTCCACCCAATGTAGCCACAACATTTGGAAAGCCAGCTTGGTGAACACGAATTGCATCAAAGCTAGACTCGACGACAATAACCCTATCTCCAATTTTTTTAGCACGGTGTATGTTAAACATAGTTTTACTTCTTGGAAGGTCTTTACTATTCTTAAATCTTTTGTCAGAAATGGATCGTCCAACAACTCCAACTGGGATTCCATCTGGACTATGAACTGGTACAGTTATCATATCCATATTATCCGAATACCCTAATGAAAAATGTTTAATTGAATCTAAGTCAATACCACGAGATTTTAAATAGTCTTTTCCTTTATCGCTACTCATCAAGCCTCTGTGTAAATTAACTAATGTCTCTTCTGGAAACTCAACGAAGTCTGGCTTGTCTTCTAGCATCTCCTTAAGAGATTCGTCAAAGTTTTCTAAGGACTCAGACTGCTTTGATTCAATATACCTTAAAGATTGAAACTCATTTTTATTTAAAATCTTTTTTACTAGATCACTTAGAGTACCTGCTTCTCCACAAGAAGGGTTAAAGCAAAGGTAGGCACCTTTTGTTTTACTTACGCTAAAGCTTGATGTATGTCTATTGGAATGAAATGGGCAGTATGCTAGGTAATCATTAGATGTTTCACCTACCATATCTATTCCAAGGCTCTGGATTATTGATTTGATATGGGCAGGTGTGTACTCCGAGCTATCAACTTGCCTTGAGCCATACCCTCTAATTGCCATGCCTTTTTCTTTCCTACGTATATACCATGAAGAGTCATTAAGAATCTCCATGTTTCTCCAGTAAACTCTATTGAGAAAGCTGGGTCAATATCTAATACCCTGACGTATCCCTTGCCACGCATATCTTGAGTTAACAAGTTTTCGTACTGTGGTCTTAAACTTATTAACTGTGCGTTGTCATAAAAGTCAACTTGTATTTGAAACCTTTTTATATTTCTATGTGTCACTTGCTTAACTCTGGTAAGTCTTCGTAAATAGGTGTAATAATTCCTCTATTAATATCCCAGTCCAGGAAGAATCTAAAGTCATGTCCATGTCTATTCTTTCTAGATACAATCTCAATCAAATCTGTATTAGCATGCTTATGAATAGCAATAGCCATGTCAGCATCATACTCAATTGCCTTTGACCATGCAACCTGACTCATCATTGGAGGCTCCTTCTGATCTGAAATATCATCTGCAGTTGCAGCCGTAATATCAATAATAGGAATTCCATTTGTTACGGCAAGCAGCTTAAAGTCTCTTGAAATATTTCTATTTCTTTCAACTTCAGAATTACTTCGCTTATTATCATTAAATAGCTGGTGATAATCTAGAATAACTAGGTCTGGCTTATGCTGATCAATCTTCCCCTGAATAGTTGCTGGAGTTACTTCTCCTGCACCTTCATTAGAGACAAGAATAAAACTATTTTTGCCCTCAGTTTTTTTCTTTCCCCAAGTTTTAAAATCATCAATGTTAATGTCACCTTTGGAAAAGTCGCTTGCTCTAAACAAGCCAGAGCCAAGCATAGTATAAATTCTATCTCGCATATTTTCTGGAGCCATCTCAAGTGAAACAATCATTGGCTTAAATCCTTGCTCCCAAGCTTTGCATGCAAGGTAGGATGTGAACCAAGTCTTACCACGCCCTGGCCAACCAATAGCAACAATAAGGTGTCCTGGAGCCATTCCAGTTGGATAAGCTTTATCAATTGCATCAAAGCCAGTTAGGATTCCTGGACTTCCTCCCATTGCTAAAGATCTAGTTCTTACTGATTCATAGTGTCTCTCTGCTGAATCTAAATCTGTGATATCTAAGTCTTTAACGTTATTTGTGTATCGGCTTAAATTTGCAAGTTGCGACTGCATTGTTCCTAAAACTCTGGACGGTGCATCTTCTTTTAATGACGATCCCGCTTGCATAAGAATTGTCTTTAGCTTGTTGCCTACAAATTCATTTTTAAGCTTGTCTAAGTAGTACCCAGTCTCTCCTTTTGTTTCAACTGGCTCAAAATCTTTAAACTTATCCTGAAGAATTCCAACTTCTGGAACTGCCCTAAACTTATAGTAGTATGACTTTAGTCCTTCCCATATATCCTTATGAGAAACAAACAGGTCATCCGAATTGTCGGCGAGTATAGTACTAATATCCTTATTCTTGCAAACTGCTGAGAGCAGCTCTGCTTCTGTATTCATTAGTTTTCCTCAACCATTTTCTTTGTCTCTTTTAGCATACGGCTTCTATTAGCCTTATCTTCTTTAATCTGCATCATCATGTCTTCTATTCTTTCAAAATTATTATAGAAGAAATTTAAAGGGTGTCTATTTTTCCCAGTCTGAAAATAATAACTTAGTACATCTTTTGCGCGATCAAACCCTATGCTGTCTATGACATCTTGCATAGCCCACTTTTCTTTATATCTATTTATTGTTGGCTTTGTTTTATAAATCTCTTCATAAAGACCAGAGTATATTGATAGCAGAATGTAGGGTTCTTTATTTACTGCCACGTAATTCCTCTTCAACTTCTTGAGTCTTTTGAATTAGCTTATCCTCAACAAACTTATAGACTCTGTCTGTTGCAGCATCAACTGTCTCTCCGTCTCTTACAAAATCATCAACACCTATACCAATTTTTATGCTTTCAAAATTTCCAAGGTTGCGTGTAAACGATAGATCGACTCTGACATGCGTTCCTCTTTCCATTAGTGCTCCGCCTTTCGATGCCTACTTAAACTGTCATGAGCAAAAATGCCCCAACGTAATTCTATTTCTTTTTTACATATATCACAAACTACAACTCTACCTGACACTATTCTGCCTTCCATACTGGAACAAAGTTTCCTTCTGTTGTCTTAGTATACAATATTGTATTGTGTTTGAGAAGGGCCCTTAGTTCATTTTTTGATGGCATATCTTTTGAATATCCAGCCTCTAGTATAAAATCATGGATGTCCATTATGTCCGATTCGCTATACATAAACTTATACCAATCGCTGTCTGGGTTTCCAATAGGATAAACTTTTTGAGGGTACCTTATCTTACCATCTAAAATATAATCTTCAATTGTAACCTTATGCTTATTTAATATCTGAGAAACTTGTTTTGTAGAATATGCATTCTCCATACTTTTAACCACTTGAGAATAAGAATACATTACTCTTTTTTTATCTGGATAGCACCAGGCGGTCAGCTCATCCTTTGCCCAAGAAGAACTGATCACCTTGTGTATCTTATTGTTTAGGAAGAAATAGCTAAGCTTTTTTCTTTTGCTTTTTCTAATTTCTCTAACCATTTTCCTAGTGGGCTCGTATCTTTATTAATCATCCATCGTTTTCCGCACATCACGCAAAACATTTCCATATGTAATTTTTGAGAAAATACTCTATCTATAAAAACCCTGCCATTGCATTTTTGACACTTCATCATCATAGTGTAAATAGCTTCCCGTCAACAACACATGAGTAATCTGGAGCCACATGAATCATTTGAATGTGTGGATAGTCATTTACAATATGTGCAATAGCAAAACCTTTTTGCCAATCATGGTGCTGCATGTATTTCATTCCTGGTCCCTTTTCATCACACATGTGACCAAGCTCATATCCACGAAGAGTTTCTCCTTCTCCACCATTTCTTAGTTCATATGTTACTAGGTGAGAAGCAATTCTATGCGAGTGGCCTCTAATTAAAGACACCTGTAGATCTTCCATATCTTTACGAACAGATCCAGTTGCTGCAATTGAAAGTCCATGGTGAACGTGTATATCTCCAAAGCGGCGTTTAGGCAATTCATTATAATGAATATATTCGTAACCCAATGAATCTAATCCCCATAGTGCTTCTGGAGTAACCTCATTAATATAATCTGGAAGCTTTGCATCTACATAGTTAAAAATTCTAACATCGTGATTTCCTAACGCTGAAAAAAGCTGAGCCTCTGGTAGCATCTCTCTTGTCTTTGTATAAAAATCTCTAGCGCCTTTTGCTTCATGACGCATCATTGGAACAATAAGATCTCTACTATCAGTTTTATGAAGATTTAAAAATTCTGCAGATCTTCCTTCTGTATACTTGCTATAGCATGCTTGATCATCTGTGTCTCCCAAATAGTCTACAACATCTGGCTTAAACCACTTCATGACTTTGAACCAAAGTGCGATCATCTTATCATCCTGATATGGAAATTGCTGGTCGGATGAAATCATCCACTTTAAATCGTTACTCATGAAAACCCTTAATATATATAAAAGCCACGATGTCGTGGCTTAATGTTATAGCAATTGTAACATATTGATGCGGTATGTCAATAGACTTTATTCGGTATCAGTCAGTATTTTTTGTCCTGCGCTAATCCAATTAAAAACAACTGGCTCATTTACATCTGCGCTAGCATATACAGTTAAAACTTCTGAGTCGAATGGACCGCTGATTGCCCAACCAGTAATTGATTTTGAGCCTGTAATTCTGGGTGTAGCTACTACGAAAGATGCTTTATAGTTTGATCCCCACTCATGAGGGATTTCTAGCTTATTGTTTCCGCCTTTTTTTAATGATGGAAATTTTATTTGTCCTGCAGCAAGGTGCATTACCTTTAATACAGTTATATCGTTAGCTGTGCTTTGACTAAGTGCATATGAAGTGTCTGCAGTTTTTTTAATAGCATTTATTTGGTTCTGTAAACCTCTTAGCTTATCTGGGTCTACTGGTTCACCATCCTGAAATACTTCTGTTGTCATTTCAAATCTCCTAAACTTTCTTCATACTTTTTAATTGCTTCTTCTTTATTATTTTTTTCATCAATCATCTGGGTTAAATCTGCTCGCAATACAGCAATTTGAGTTTCATAGTTTACAACTAATTCACCAATTCTTTGTTGCAATGCAGCTATGATTAGCTCTGATCTATCTGCCATGATTTATTCCTATGCTGTAAGTAATGCTAGCTCTGCTGTAAGAGCCGCCTTTTTTGCATTTAACTCTGTAATATCAGAATTAAGGCTGGTAATTTTAGTAGAGTCTGGAGTTGTTACAGCCTCTTCTTCAATAACGGAAATCTCAAGATTGTATATTGAATATTCAATATTTTTAATATGCTGATTTACAATTGCAGTCTTTTCTTCATTTGTTAAAATTGTTGTCATTTTGTTCCTCCTTTCATATTATAACATATCCAAAGAATTAGTCAATACCTTCATATGCTCGTTTAATGCATTTAAGGATTGTTGTAGATCAGATAGGTTTTTATTTATTACCTGATCATCCCCTTCTTGAAGAGTATCTTCTTCTAGGATTCTAATGTGCTCGGCAATATCAGACTCTATCGATAAGATCTTTAATCTAAGTATATCTATTTTATCATCGATATTCATATTACACCCATGCCGAATAGTTGCTTCTATATGTTGTTCCGTCAGTTCCCACAACTACCGCTCTATATCTTAAATATCTGTTAGCCGTGTTAAATATAACTGGCTCATTATTTATTGGAACTGTTGTCTGGGCTGGGTTTCCTGTGTTATAGTCAGCGCTCAAAGAGCTAACTCTGTTATTAAAAGTTGAGGCTCCCACTGTAAGGCCTCCAGCAGACCTGTTTGGTCTTGTTCCAGAAGCTATAAGCCCAGTAGGACTTGCAGACTGTGTTGTAGTTGAGTTAGCGGAAGAGTATTGCCATTCCCAAGTAATGTTAGAAGCGGTATAATCTCCAGAGCTAGGTGTTTGATTGTTCCATCCCCAACGCAAACGCGATGAGCTGTTTAATCTATCAAATGTTGGCGCTGTCATTGCTCCCCAGACAACTGGATTAAGAGGTGCGGCAGTAGTAGTTAAACTATAGTTAGCAGATGCCTGATTTCCAGTAGAAGATGTTACAGTAACTGTTCCAGTATATGGTGTTGAAGGTGTAAGTCCAGTTTTTGATATAGAAGTACCAGTAGTTCCAGTTCCACTAAATGTTCCAGTAGAAGAAAAGCTTGATTGATTTGTTGAGCTCCAGTTAATTGTTCCAGCAGACGATGTTACTCCAGTATTTGAACCCATTGTTATGGTTGGTATAACAGCGGGGTTATTAACACTAAAGTTTGCTGTTGCTGATCCATTTGGAGATACTCCATTTGAAGCAGTTAAAACAACTCTCCATGCAATCGCTGAACCATTTTGTGCTACTGTTGGAGTAAACGTTGATCCAGTTGCAACAGATGTCCAGGCAAAACTACTATTCATCCATTGCCAAGAATACGAGTAGGTTATTGGAGTTGTTCCACTCCAGCTAGATGGAGTGGCAGTAAATTGTGTAGTGCCTGCAGTTCCAGTTGTTGGATCAACTGATACGCTACCTCCAGTTGGAGGGGTTGATGGTGCCGTATATGTAACCGAACCGCTACCAGAAGTATCTGTTATTTTACTTGCTGCAGCTGTTGATGCAGTTGATGTTAGCGTTACACCAGTGCCACCCTGATTAATATCTGGATAAACAGTTATGCTTCTTAGGGTGACGGTTGCAGTTGAGTTCTGCAGCAATACAGCTGAAGGGTTTGCAACGCTGGAATTTCCAGTAGCTGTTTGTGGATTTCCTTGCACACCAGATATATCATAGGATATCCTATAGCTTTGTGCACCTGATTGTGTCCATGTTGCATGAACTGATGTGAATGTATTAATTGATCTAATGCCTACATTTGCTGTTCCAGTAGATCCAACAGTAAAGGTTCCAGATGTTAATAAAGAAGATGGGTTAGTTGGAGATGATCCACCAGAACCTGCTCCCGTTACTGTAAACAATCCTGCCACAGAGGTATTTGCATTGTTTACCCAAGAAACAGATCCTGTATTTGATGGAGCAGTATTAGAAACAGATATACTAGTTGCAGATGAAGGAAATGGAGTTGTGTCAGAAACAGATATTCCACTAATGGTTGGAGCAGATACTGTAGTAAATGTTCCAGTAACAGTTGAACCTGAAGTCCCTTCACCATTTTTTGGAGTTATTGAGTATGAATATGTTCTTGGGGCATTTGTTAATCCCGTAACGGAAATTGGGCTAGACGGAGAAGTTACAGTTAAAGGATACACACCACCTATCGATGTTCCTCCAAATAGTATGTTTATCACGTATTGAGTCATGTAAGAATTTGTATATGGTATTGATGCAGTTGTTGATGTTGTAGAAATTGATCCTACTGTTATAACTGGATAACCGTATATAAATCTAGTTCCTATGTACTCTGATGGATTTGAAGTTGCTGGATTATATGCTTTAACTCCAAAACCAAGGACGGCACCCCTTAAATCAATTGAGGTCTTGTAATCTGTTGTTGGTGTTGCTAACAAAATAGATGTACTAGAAACAACTGACCCCTCATAATAATTTGGACCAGTTATTGTTCCAGATGCTGCCACATTAGAAAAATTTTGCAGTGTCCATAATGATCCTCCTGGGGCAAAGTTTCCGAGAGGGTTCCAATAGATAGGGTTTGTAACAGAGTTTCCTATATTGTTATTAAGATTTGATTGATACCTATTAGTTCCAGAATAAACTATTGCTCCAGAAGAATACAATGTTCCTCCATTATATGGAGAAGAGGAAGATATTGTTGAAGAAGCAGAATACACATTGCCAGAATACAATACGTACTGACCAACTGTGTAAGGTGTGCCTGCATCTGCCCAGGCAGCAGGGGGAGTAATTGTATAAGTTATTGTGCTATTTGTAACAGAAGATATTGTCGCAGATGATTTATTAAATAGGCTATTATCCATAGATGTTATTATTGCTACATCAGATGCTTTATATCCATGTGGAGCAGAGGTTGTAAGTGTTGCAGTTAATCCAGACAAGCTTTTGTTTGTTACGGATCTTGATTGAGAAAATGTTAATGGGTAACTGTTTAAACCAGAATTAAAAAACCATCTGTATGAATAAGATGTTGGAGAATTAGTCCACACGCCAATGTTTCCAAATGCATTGTTACCTACTGTAGTACTGCCAGTAATTTCTGGATAAGGAGATTGTGGGACTGGTGTTCCATAATATGAAACACCTACTACATCACTTACAGATGCAGTTGTTCCAGAAGAATTTACTCCAGTTACCCTAAACCTAAAATACATATCTGTTTGAGAAAAATCAGAAGGAGAAATTGATGTTGTTACAGTGTTGGATGATCCAGAAGCTGGGTTTGCTATACTTCCAGATGCAACTAATGTTGAAGAAGCAAATGATATGGATGTCGACTTTTCAAAACGATATGTAAGCGTTAGTCCAGAGACTGGTGTCCATGAATAATTTCTTCCAGTTAATGTAGCAGTTTGGCCATCGCCTATATAAGAAACGTTTGAGGATATTGTAACTCTATTTTGTATTACTGGGGAATTGTTTCTCAGGAATACGCTATTCCAAACTCCTCCCGCTTTTCTATAAACATTTTCTATAGAAGTCCATACCCCATTAGATTTTCTATAAATATTTCTAATGGTTGTCCAAGAGCCTCCTGATTTTCTATATATGGGCATATGCTAATTCGCATTCGTACTAAAAGCTAAATCTCCATCTACTCCCCATGTAGCCGTAGCCATGGTTGCTGAAGAGGAATTTGTATAATAATTTTGTGCTCCAAGATACTGTAGGCCTTGATCTGTAACAACCAGTGGTCTATTTGCAATATCCCCTAGCATTAAGTTTGCAGTTCTTTCGCTGCCTTGATAATTAACCCATCTAATTAGTGGAGAACCGCCCCCAGACACAATAATGTTTGCGTATCCGCCACCTGGAACATAAGAAATGGAAAACCCAGAAGACAATCCAGTATGTGAGATTGCTATTCCAGCAGGGGAAATAGTTGTTTTAGAGTCTGTGCTTGAAACTCCTAGCACGGCAGCGTTTGCCCAATCCATAAACCCTGTTGTTTGATCTGAAGATAATGATAGCTTACCAGCATTTAAAGTTGTAGTTAAATTTGTAGTGCCACCAAGCAGTCCTGCTTGCGTTCCAGTTGTAGTAAAAGATCCCTTAACATCTATTGCAGAACCAGTCCATTTAAACCAGTTATTAGAATTTCCTATATGTATAACTGGAGAGCTATTAGCATAAATTCCATCGTATCCAAGAAACCATCCAGGGGTTGTGTCGGTATATGAACTTTTTGCAGAATATATTGAGCCTACTATTCCTGAGTTTGGGCTTGGAATTTGAATTGCTCTGTTAATATTACCATCACTATTAAATCCGTCAGCCTTTGCTAAAGCTAATGATATATCTAAATCTTTTGCAACAACCCATCCTAGAACTGGATCAACTGTTATTGCATTGGCTCCAACTTTTGTTGCAATGTAAATTGTATTTCTTCCAGCGGGCGTAGTTAAATCGCTATAAATCCATATGTCTCCTATTGATGTAGAAGTTGGTACCGTTGTCTGTCTAAAAACTTTTGTTTTAGAATCCGAAGTTGCTTTTATAGTATCAATATCAGATGGAGTATATCCTCCAAAAGTTACTGTGCCGCTTGTAGTGCTTGCTCTAAATATTGGGTTGTTCCCAGAACCATATACAGTAAGCCCGTCAAATACTGATCTTCCAGTTGATCCATCTGCAAAACTACTACCACCATTTAACTCTATTCGTGAACCACCTGTATCTGATCCAGCTCTTAGCCATGATGTAAACTTTCCATTTCCAGCAACTAGATTTTCAATTGATATAATTCCGTTTTCTAAATCAATTAAGTTAGCTTTAGTTGGTGAAAGTGGGGTTGCACTAATCCGAGTGTATGTTGCAACACCACCAACTTTATAGGGCTCGTTATTTTTGTTGTATGCTATGTAATAAAAATAAACATTGGCTGCATAAACTGCTGCAGATGTTGCTAGTCCAAGAGCCTGCTTGAGATTATCAATTCCAACATTTTGTCTATTTAAAGATTGAGTTACTGTTAAATTTGCTACTAGTGCTGTACTTGCAAATGCTGTAGTTGTGCTAGCACCAAGCGTAGCATTTGTTGTTGCATACACTTCGATTGTTTTAAATCCAGAAAAAGGATCATTTGCTTGGTATGCACCATTCCAGTTTACAGAAATTCCAAATGCTGTGCTTGAAACTGTTAATCCAATTGGAAGAGTTGGAGGCTCAATAACTTCTCCTGGGTTAGAAGTATCTGCTGACCACTCATCGCTAAAATCTGATGGCGTTCCACGCTTACTTACCGCTCTTAGCTTTACGTAGTAAGTTCCAGACTGTGCAATAATTGTTTGCTTACCAGCTTCTTTAAAGCTTCCAGCAACAACATAAGTGTTTCCAAAATCTCCACCTTTTACATATATGTCAACTCTATCAAAACTTTTTGGATAAGCGCTTCCTAGGTAATCTAGCCCAGACCAATTAACAATAAGAGCATTTAAAGATGTAGTTAAATCCGATTGAAGAAATCTTGGTTTATTTAATGGCTGCTCACCTGTTGTTACAAATGTGTATGGGTCTGAATACTCGCTAATGCCTAAAGTTTTATCTTCATACACCCAAGCAACTTGAAGCTCATACTCTGTGCTGAGATCTAAGTTTGGAATAATGACGTCATAGTAATCTCCGTCTTTAGTTTGAGTAATTCCTAAATCATCATATTTGCCAGCCATGCATTAACTTCCAAACGACAAGTCTAGTTTAAACTCTATTGATGCTTCTCTTCCAACTACCTTAATCATTTCTGATGTCAACAAAGATCTAGCAATTAATCCATACTCTGGGTCAAACGTGTCCTCATCATTTATTCTTAGGCCGTCCATAGATACAGATGTTTGTGCGCCCGTTGGTGTAATTATAATCCCAACCTTTGTAACACTTTGAGAATTAAATGTACCAGTAATTACTCCAGAAGACATGGCTAAAGTTTTAATATTTCTTCCTACAGAGTGTCCAGTAAATGTAAATTGAATATAGTCTGAATCCGAACTATATAGTCTAACCTTTACTGAAGTTAAATTTGCATCATTGGCTTTGTATGAAAGGCACAGTGTATCTAAGGGATTATATCCAGAAATATCAAGTTCATTTAATGGATAATTATACTCTTGCGGGCTTGTGCCGCTTGATGTAAAGACTAATGAGCTGTCAGAAATTCTATTATTTACTTGATCTAATGTTGGGGTTGGAGTCCAAGAGTATGGCAATTCAAAATCTGATATGAATCTACCAGTGTACATATTTCTAGAAGATGATACTCCAGAGTATATTCCAATCTCATTAATTTTTCCAGCTATATCTGTAGGAAGTATTGCAGAAAATATTACTGTATATGTTACTGGAGATGTTGTTGCATCAATATCAATTCCACCCTGCCTAATTGGAACTCTATAAAACTCAAATCCTAATCTTGAATTTGTATCCGCCAAGGGGTACTCGGTACTTGTTGCAATTCCTAATGCCATCTCTTTTAAAGCTAGAGAGGATGTTCCTGCAATATAACTAGTTAAAAATCTTTTTCCAAATTTTGTTATCATGCTCTTCCTCCTGCCTGATCTGGTAAGGTTAATGCAAATGAGAATCCACTAATTGGCTCTACGCTTGAATTATAAATTCTAAAAACTGCTTTTCTTTTCTCTATGCCAAAGTCATCTTTGTATTCAACAAAATTTTTGAACACAATATCACTACGTTGAGGTCTATTAGGGTTTCCAGGATTTCCAGTTCCGCCTTCATTGCCGTCGCCATCTTCTTCATAATTTTTTAGCTGTCCAGGAATGCCCTTCCAAACAGCAGCAAGGCGTGGATCATCGTCAATTATGATTCCTATTTTTCCTGATTGAATTCCCATTTATTTATTATACCATTACGTTATTAGATTGCTCTACACGAAATTGAGGTACTTAGTCCTTCCTTATAATCTAATGTACATCTTGTTACTACATATTTGTTGGAAGACGTATCTATTCCAACCAGCGGATAATTTATTGTCACAATGTCTCCAGCTGATATTATAGGGTTTCCAAAAACTGTCATGTTAACAGCTCTGCCTTTATTTAAAATAGTAGACTTTATCCATTCCGCCAGACTCTTAGCATCGGATTCTGACTGAATCCATGAGGAGTCAAAAACCACAGACTCTTTATTTGCAGAATCTGTAGATTGATCTGTATCATAGTCTATGGCTCCAGAGCGCTGAATTGAATTTCCAAGTACATAAAATGTTGTGTTATTACTGTCGTCTAGTGCTACAGTTACTGAAGTATTGTTTAGGACGTAGCTTTCTGCTCCGAAAGGCTGCAGCTTTTCAGCTAAAACTGTAACATACTTATTTAACGATGTTCTAAATTGAATAGGTAGTGCTGGCCTATCGTCATAAGAAACCTTTGTCTTTTTAATTTCTCTTGCTGTAGTTCCAAACTCAAAAATGGCACCGCTATCAACTGTAGCCACTTCTCCAGAATTATAAATTAAATCTCCATAAAGCATTGAAAGTGTGTCATCTGAATAAACACCATTATACTGAATCATTGCACGTTCGCTTTTATCTAGATATTTTTTCTCGTCAAGACTTTTTGCATATAGGAATTCAAAATATGCTGTTCCTTGGCCACAGTGTAGACCAACATTTTTTGTAAAAGATACTGGCGGAATATAATTATTTACTGAATCTGATCCAGTGTCATTTGCTGTAATTTTATACCCATTAATAAAAACAGTTATTACATTTCTTGTTGCACCGAATGGCAGGCTTTCTTTTTTAACTAGGGCATCAATTACGTATGAAGCTCCTGCATATATTCCAGATAATGTTTTTGTAGATACCTGCTGGCTATCTTTTAAAACAGTAAGCTTATTGTTTTTAACCCTAACAATCATTATGTCTTTCTGCAATTCCGCGTAAGCTGTTGTTCTAATTAATACATAGTATCCATTCTTGCCGTCTGCATCTAAACAAAATCCTATGCCCGCAACTTGTGCCTGGCTGCTTAGCTGACTATCAAAAAACATTCTAGTTCCAAATGATAGGTAGTTGTCAGAAAGATCAATAGTATCAAATTCTTTTAAAACCATAGTAAATGTTGACTTATCAAAGTCTGGGTTTGAAACTGTAAGATATCCTTTTTTTATAAATTCATCAGAATTTCTTACATTTTTAATAGACCCAACCCCAATTGAACTTGTTGCAGGATCAACTGAAGCTAAAATAATCTTCTTTTGATTAAATTTCTTTGAATTGTTTTCGCCTTCTTTATTGATGTATTCTTCTGGAGCTGGCAGATGAGGCAACTCAGCTGGTGGCACTTTAGTTGATAAAGCACCTCTTGTTTTAATTTGATACTTGTTAAGAGGCTGAAAATATTTAAAACCAGGTTTAGCTAGTACTGAATACTTCCATATGTCAGATTGATTTTTAATTAGAACTTCAACTGGGGGTTTATCAATAGGAGGGTTAACTGTTGTATTTTGTTCTGCAGGAGTATATTGATACCAAATTCCATCGTATTCAATTACCTCTCCATTAATTAAAACATATCCGCTAAACTGATCCATAATTCTATCTGTTCTTGCAGTGTTTACTGTATTTGGATTAAGCTCAAACACTGTGTTGTTAAGTTCTATTTTCTTTGCTAAAGCTCCAGCTCCTAAAAATGATGTGTCAGATTTCCAAAGCGGTGAAGATGATTGGCTGTTTGAAGAAGAAAATGCTGTTGAATATCTAACCCTAACTTGGTTTGCTGAAAAAAGTTCTTTGGTTGAAAGAGAAATTATATTTGGTGCATAGTCTAAGACTCCGCCAGTGTTTATATTTTCACTAGTAAATGTCCACTTTGGTGTAATTGTTTTATCGTATATAACATTTCTACTATAAAAATTTAAAACATTATACTCGTCTACAAAAGCATTCATCTGAATATCTCTGCAGATTTCTTGAAGAACCTCCCAGACTGTCTTGTCGCCATCAGACCACCAGTACCCAAATGAAGGTATAGAAGTAACATCAACCTCGCTATCAGCCTTTGTAACATTTATCTTATAATTAGAAAAACCAATTGAATCTAAAACTCTCTTAATAACAGATGTTGCTGGTGAGTTTTCAACAAATAACTGTGGACATAATGTGTCCTGCAATATCTTTGCAGCATCTGTTGCATCTATAGATGCTTCTCCAAATTCTGAAAGTGTCCAGGAATTTATGTAGAATGTGCCTTGAGGAACTTTTTCTGAACTAGAGGAATTTCCAATATTTATATAAGGCCTAATTATAACATTTTTAAATAAATAAACCTTTGTGTTATCTATTGATGTTGATGCCCTGTCGTATTCAAAAATTTTTTTAGAAGGTAATGGTGGCTTTGTTATAGTTAGATTTAAATAGTTTGCAGTTATTATGCCGACTGGAACAATTGAATTATCATCCGAAGTAGTTTCTTTAATTATTGAAAGAGAAACTATATCTGAATCAACTGGCAAAACCCATCTAGGGCTTAACTCAATTACTCCTAGAAACTTTCCTGTATTTGAATTAACTGCCGTCAAAGATATCTTCTTTACATATTGAGTTGTTGTATATGTATCAGGCTTTGTTGTTGACCATGCAGTTCCATTGTAGTATATTGTTGCTTCCCCGCTTGAATTAATATATGTGCCAGGTGTGTTAACAACTGTGTTATCTTGCTTAACTACACTTATTACCCAAGAGATTGGCGTGTCGTGGCCAGTTTCAAATCTTGCAACAATTTTATTTACAGGTATTAGTTTGGCTGTAGTCTTTGCTTCATCTGAAAAATACTCAAGAGATATATCAATGTTTGTATTCTTAGGAGCCAGCCAATATTTATAAACCATGTCTGGGCCAGGATAATAAAGTCTAGGATTTGTTCCCATCTCTATATTCCTTGGGTTTTCAAAAGAATCTTTTTTTGTGTCTGTGAATCCATCTGTATGAACTAAATATTTAATTCCTGG